GGTTTTGCGCACGGCGATTTTTTTGTAGGCGCAGAGTTAAACAATTTAACAACCGAGTTAATGCTAGGCACGCAAGCACAAATCGCCAGATTAGCGAAATTATCCAGAGCGAGGATTTCCCAACTAAACAAGGAAGGTTTTTTCGCAAAATGGAAAGTCGGCGACAAATACAAAATCGATGAGTGCTTAAAAGCGTTAGGTCGAAACATCGAGACTGAAGATATCCCCGTTTCGAGCGACCCAATCGATTTTGCAGAATGGCGAAATTTAAAAATGAAAGAGGACGCGCTTATTTCTCAGAACGAGCGAAAAATCATTGAAGGGGATTTGCTCGACCGCGACGCGGTTCTGCTTGAAATCGGCGCGGCCTTTCATTCAGCGAAAACAAAACTTTTAGCAATGCCCGTCTCGATTGCGGGAGTCGTTGCAACCGAATCAGATGCGTCAGTCATTAAAGAAATTATCGAAGGATCTGTCCGCGAAGCACTTACGGAGATTAGCGCGACCGCCGCTCGCCTCGGAGCTTCTAGCGATCCTCAAACCGCCGCCGCGGCTCACGGTTAGCCAATGGGCAGATACGGAACGAATTCTTCCAGTCGGTTCTCCCAATCCTGGGAGATGGAGAACCGAACGCGCCGAATATCAGCGCGAGATCATGGACGCGTTCAACGATCCTGCGGTCGAGCGGATCGTCGTCATGACATCCTCGCAAGTCGGGAAAACCGAGATTCTCAATAATATATGCGGATATTTCATCCATCACGACGCAAACGGTCCGGTTTTAGTTCTTCAACCGACTCTCGAAATGGCAAGGGCGTGGTCAACAGATCGGCTTGCGCCATTGATCGAAACGACGAAGGCGCTCAAGGATTTGATCGGCGATCCCAAAAGCAAAGACGGCGACAATACGATCCTGCAAAAAATATTTTTCAACGGCGCAAGATTGACGATCAGCGGATCGAACTCGCCAGCTTCGCTCGCGTCTCGACCTATTCGAGTTTTGCTAATGGACGAAATCGATCGGTTTCCGCCGTCAGCGGGAACCGAAGGCGATCCGGTCAGTCTCGGCATTCGCAGAACTCAAAATTATTTCAATCGCAAGATCGCGATGTTTTCCACGCCGACGATCAAAGGCGCGTCAAGAATCGAAGCGGCCTTCGAGCAAAGCGATCAACGCTTCTACGAACTCGAATGCGAGTGCGGACATTGGCAAGCGCTCAAGTGGTCGCACGTTCAATGGGACGAGGACCGACCCGAAACGGCGCGGATCGTTTGCGAGGAATGCGAAACCGCTTGGACCGATATCGAGCGAAAACAAAAAATCAAAAACGGACGCTGGAACGCGACGGCGGACTTTCACGGGATCGCGGGTTTCTCGCTGAACGCGCTTTCAAGTCCCTGGACAAGTCTCGAAGGACTTGTCAGAGAGTTTTTAGAAGCAAAAGCGCACGGTACGGAATCGCTTCGAGTCTTCATCAATACCGCGCTGGGCGAAACGTGGGAAGAGGACGCGGTTGATATAGACGAGCATGACTTATTTTCGAGGATTGAAAAATACGATGACGAGATACCACACGGAGATATTTCGGTTCTCACCGCTGGCGTCGATGTTCAATCGGACCGCATCGAATGTCTCGTTTGTGGTCATGGGCATTTGGACGAGTTGTGGATGTTGGATCTCGCGATTTTTTACGGAGCGCCCACGGGCGAAAAAGTCTGGAACGACCTTGCAAGATATCTACGACGCGGATGGAAGCATCCGTCCGGGAATGATCTCCGAATCATACGAACTTTTATCGATTCAGGTTATGAACCCGACCGAGTTTATAAATTTGCTCAAGTCATGGGCGGGAATGGTGTTTGGATCGGGAAAGGCGTCGGCGGATCAGATCGGCCCATCGTCGGAAGACCAAGTAAAAATAACGCCGCACGTATTAACGTCTTCCCGCTCGGAGTCAATACGATTAAACAAATTCTCTTCACGCGTCTCCGAAACGCGGAAAGCGGTCCAGGATATTTTCATATCGGAGATTTCGCAGATGACGAGTTTATCCGCCAGCTTACATCGGAAAAACTCGTCACCCGATACAGTCGAGGAATTCCAAGAACCGAATTCAAGAAAATCCGAACTCGAAACGAAGCGCTCGACTTACTCGTCTACAACCTCGCGGCCTTTCATACGCTCAATGCGGATACCCGCAAAATCGCTTCTAAATTAAGCGAGGTTCGAAGGGAGAAACCGATGCAACCGAGACGGCGAAAAAACTTTGTCACAAAATGGTAAATGGCGAACTTATTTGACTCTGCAAATTACCCGAACGTCGAACCTGAAACTCTCACAGTAGGTGATCGATGGGTTTGGAAACGTGACGATCTCGCAAGCGATTATCCGCTCGCGAGCTATGCGCTTTCATACGAAGCCCGTTTGCAAGGCGCGGGTTCGACGAACTTTACTCTCGCCGCAACTGAAAGCGGGAGCGAATACCTGATCGAGATTCCAAGCGCAAACACCGCAAGCTTGACGGCGGGAACTTACAATTGGAACGCGTTCATAACGCGCTCAAGTGATAACCAACGCATCGAGATTGCGTCAGGTATTTGGGAAGTATTAACAAACCTCGCAACATCGACCGCCGATCCTCGCGATCATGACGAGAAGATGGTCGATTATCTTAAAGCGACTCTCGAATCGTTAGCGCAAAAGTTGACCGATTCTTATTCGGTTTCTGATCGCTCAAACACGTTGAAAAGTATGGACGACGTTCGAACTCAGCTCGATTTTTACGAGGGAAAAGTGAAATCGAAGATCAACAAAACAAGAGCGGAAGCAGGGCAACGCACCGATCAAAACATTTTATTACGTTTTAACGGATTTTAAATATGGCCTGGTACAACCCGAAAACGTGGCGGGAAAACAAACAAATTAAAAAGCCGATTTACGCTCGGTCGTATCAGGCCGCCAAAGCTTCCAGGCTTTTGGCGGACTTTCTTTCGCCTTCGTCCAGCGCTGACAAGGAAATCCGAAACTCGATCCGAACGCTACGGGATCGCGCAAGGGAACTTTGCCGAAATGAACCCTACGCTCAAAGAGCGCTCCAAATATTCCGCACGAATGTTGTCGGAGAAAACGGTCTGCACTTCCAAAGCAAAGCTCGAAACATTCCGCGACCAAACGAGATTCTCGGCGAACTTGATCAGCAAGGAAACGATATCGTTGAAACACGTTGGCGCGATTGGGGCCGAGCGGGTATCTGCGATGTTACGGGTAAATACTCTTGGATCGATTTACAAAATCTTGTCATCGATGGTTTGATTCGAGACGGCGAGGTTTTGATCAAACATATTAAAAATGCGGATAACGACTACGGTTATGCGGTTCAGCTAATCGAACCGGACTTTCTTGATGAAGAATATAATACAACGAATAAAGACACGGGTAATCGAATCATCATGGGCGTGGAAATCAATAATTTCAATCGCCCTGTTGCATATCATCTATTTGCTGGCCCATCGCATCCCTACGACGATTTAGGATATGGAATAAATAAGGCTGGACGAATAAGAGTTCCAGCAAACGAGATCATCCATATATTTACGCAAGAGCGTAGCCAGCAAACTCGGGGCGTAACTCATTTTGCACCCGTGATGGACTCTCAGCACATGCTGAATGGATATCTGCAAGCGGAGTTAATCGCGGCACGACTAGCGGCCTCGAAGTCGTTGTTTTTAAGCTCGCCCGATGGAGTCGCATACGATGGTGACGATTACGCCGATCTTGCGCCCATTATGGACGTTGAACCCGGATCGATTACTCAATTAAAACCTGGAACCGAGATCCAACCTTGGTCGCCTGATCACCCGATGACCGCCTTTGCTGATTTTCATAAAGCGGTTCTGCGAGCAATCGCGTCCGGTTTGGGTATCTCATACGTTTCTCTTTCGAACAATCTCGAAGGCGTTTCTTATTCATCAATTCGCCAAGGCGCAACCGAGGAACGAGATCATTTTAAAGTTTTACAACGCTTTATGATTCAGCACGTTGCAGAACCGATCTTCCGAGAATGGTTGACGATTGGAATGGCAAAAGGCGTGATTCCGTTTCCCGATAATCGATACGACAAATTTGCAAGCGCCGCCCATTTCAAGGGGCGGGGCTTTTCTCCAATCGATCCGCAAAAAGAAATCAAAGCTTTTGTCGAGGGGATGCAAAACGGAATTTATTCTCCAAGCGATATTCAAGCGAATTTCGGACGCGATTCCGAAGCGGTTTTTTCTCAGATACAAGCGGACCTGAAACTTGCGGAAAAGTTTGGACTCGATCTGAACTTGTTACCGTTGGGGCCGAAGTTACCAGCGCAACCCGAAACCGATTCCGATGATTTAGAAGGGAATTAAAAATGGAAATCGAACAAGAACAACAACAAAACAACGAACACAACGAAGACGAGGAACGCGAAATCGATGCGACCTTTTACCGTTCCGTTCGCCTTCGAAAAGATGAGAAAGACAAAACGCGTTTCAACGTGGCATTCGTCAGCGAGGAACCCGTTTTGCGCGAGTTTGGTTACGAAATTATAGATCAGGAAAGAATGGATACTTCTTTTCTGGAATCCGGTCGCGCTCCCGTTTTGTTTATGCATGACGCAGAGCGAGTTCTTGGAGTTGTGGAAAGCGTCAAACGCGACGGCGACCTGAAAAGTCGTGCGGTCATTCGATTGGGTACGTCAACCCAATTGCAACGCGAGACGCTGGAGCAAATCCGAAACAGTATCCTCTCAAACATCTCGATTGGTTATTCGATCCGGTCGATGGAAGAACAAAACGAGAAAATCGAGGGGCGTTCAGTTTACCGCGTAGCAACGCGGATCATGGAAATTTCAGTCGTTTCGGTTCCCGCTGACACTAGCGTGGGAGTGAATCGAGCGGAAGTAATACAAGAACCATCAAAACAGGATGTTAAGACGATGGAAAATCAAGAAGCAGTCGAGCAAGTAAGCGCTCGCGATATTGAAAAGGCTTTGGCGGAACGGTCAAAGACTAATAAAGAAATCCTCGCTTTGGCGGCGCGTCACAATAAACGCGATTTAGCCGACGAAGCAATCGGAAGAAATACAAGTCTTGAAGAGTTCCGCGGAATCCTTCTTGAGCATATCGAAAGTAAGCCGCTTGATAGCGCCGCCGAACCCGTTCAAAAGCCCGTCGAAGAAAAGCGAACTTATTCAATGCTGAGAGCGTTGAACGCCGCTTCCCGTGGCGATTGGAGCGGAGCCGGATTCGAAGCCGAAATGAATCAAGAAGTCGCGCTGAAGCGTGGGAAGCAACCTCAAGGATTTTATATTCCTGACTTCGCTTGGAGAGATTACGATCCTGCGATGAAGCGAGAACTTACCGTCGGCACAAACGCCAGTGGCGGATTCTTTGCTCCAAGCGTTCAGCTTGCCGATGAGTTCGTAACTGCATTACGCGCACGAATGGTTCTGCCAGGATTGGGAATGCGCATCATGTCGGGATTGAATACAAAAATTCAAATCCCGAAGGTTAGCGCCGGAGCCGCCGCCGCATTCGTTGCGGAGTCGGGAAGCGTAGCCGATCAAACTCAAACGACTGCGCAGATCACGATGGTAGGCCGCACCCTTGGCGCCCGCACCGACGTGAGTCGCCTGCTCCTTTTAGAATCAGACCCGTCAATCGAGCAAATCGTACGCGACGATCTTCTCGCCGCAGTAGCGAATAAGATTGAAGACGTAGCGATTGAGGGTGATGCCAGCAACGAACCGACCGGAATCACAAAGACGACCGGAATCGGTAGTGTGGCAATTGGAACCAACGGTGGCGCTCCTACATGGGCCGCGGTTACGGATTTAGTTAAAGAAGTCGAGATCGATAACGCCGCAATAAATGGCGATACGCTTGGATTTTTGACGAATCCGAAGGTCAAATCCAAAATGGCGAACACGGTTCGAGTTTCTTCGACCGATTCTCACATGATTCTCAATGATCCTTACAATAACTTGTATGGATACGATATTGGAATCACCACAAACGTCCCTTCTGATCTGACCAAAGGATCAACATCAGGATCATGTTCTGCTCTGATCTTTGGCGATTTCTCTCAGCTAATGCTCGGAGTTTTCGGGGGTGGACCGGATGTTTTGATCGATCCTTACACCAACTCCGCGAGCGGAAGCGTTCGAATTGTTGTGCATCAAGAAGTTGATGTCGCTGTTCGTCACGCTCAAAGTTTCGCCGCTTGTTTGGATCTGACGACCTGATGAAAGTCGCGATTCTTAGCGATTGCGCGGTAAAGGGCGAACACCTCACCGCTGGATCAACTCATGATCTAGCGGATGAGGACGCAAGCGCTTTACTCGCAATGAAAAAAGCGGTTAAGGCCGATTCAAATCGATCCATCGGTTTGGAAAAGTCTGAAACTAAACCGAAGAAACGCAAAAAAGAGTAATGGCAGTCGAAGACGACGCGATGCGCCTGGAATTCTTAGCAGATTTCGGCATTACGGATGCGACTTTTACGGATACAAGCGCAGGATCATCGTCAACGATTACCGCACTCTTGAAAAATGAATATTCACTCGAGGACGTAGGCGGCGAGGTCGGGGTTGAGACTTCGACTCCCGTCGCTATTGTTCGAACGTCAGACGTTCCAAACGTGGTTCAAAGCGATACGCTCGCGATATCGGGTACGACTTACACGATTGTAGAAGTGCAACCCGACGGCGAAGGGATGAGCGTTTTACGCCTTAGAACGTAAATGGCAAATCATCTGCGCCGACAAATTCGCGAACGCGCCGCGACCACGCTTACGGGACTGACGACGACCGGATCGAATGTTTTTCAATCTCGCGTTTATCCAATGGAAAGCGCGGGACTTCCAGGATTGTGCATTTACACAACCGAGGAAACCGTCGAGATTCAATCGATGGGCGGAACGCGTCACGTTTCCCGCGATCTTACGTTGATCGTTGAGGGATACGCGACCGATTCCGCTAACGTCGATGATACGCTTGATCAGATTGGGAAAGAGGTCGAAATTGCAATGAGTGGAGATATTAAACTGAACAATCTCGCACAAGATAGTTATCTATCGAGCGTCGAGATTACGCTTTCCGGTGACGGATCAACTGGAATCGGAAAAATTACGCATTCATATATAGTCGTTTATCAGAATGCGGAGAACGCGCCAGACGCGGCGCTTTAATCTGAAAGGAAATCATTATGGCGGCATCAAGTGGAAATGGTGGCGTTCTCCAAACGTCACCGGATGATTCAACTTATTCAGCGATAGCATCGCTTCAATCATGGACGTTGGAGCAATCCGCGGACACGATAGAAACGTCAGCGATGGGAACATCGCTCGCAAAATCTTTTATACCTGGACAAACATCATTTTCTGGAAGTGCGGAAGCGCTTTGGAACGACGACGATACGTCTATGGAATCAATTCAAACCGCGCTGACGGGTGGCGATACGACGTTTTACGTCAAGCTTTATCCGGTCGGGACTAGCGCTGGCGATTATTATTCTGGGGCGGTTGTTATCACGAATTTTTCAATCAGCGCGTCATTAAACGCACCGATTGGGTTTTCATTTTCGTTCCAGGGAACCGGAACGCTAACTCTTAACAACGCGTAATGACTGATATTACTAAAATCGCCAAAGCGCACTATTCCGCAAAACTTGCCGAGGAACTTCTATCGTTTGAGGTTCCTCAATGGCAAGACGACGATGGTAAAGCGGTTACGATTTACTTTCGCCCGACAATGCGGTTGAGCCAGCGCTCGGTGATGCTTAAACATTATTCAAAGGACGAATTCGACAAAGCGCTCGCGTGCCGTCTAGTTTTCCAGGCGCGAGACAAAGACGGGAAAGCGCTTTTTAAGATTAATCAACTTGATCAGATCGTCGATGAATTCGACCCAAGCGTCGTGCAATTCATTTGCAACAAATTTGAGGAATCGGAACCCTCGCAGGATGAAATTGCAAAAAACTAAAAGGCGATCCCGATCTATACGCGATTTGCCAGCTTGCCGAAAATCTCAGGAAATCGATTGCCGAGGTTCTTGAGTTTTCAGAAATCGAGTTTCGGACCTGGATCGCATATTACGAATTAAAAAATGAGCGTCAGCACAACCGTCGAAATTAAAGGCATTGATAAAACGAAAGCGGCCTTCGCTTCCGTGAATAAATCGATGGGCAACCTTTCGAAATCCGTCGGCGGGATGAAAACCGCGGTCGCGGGTTTGATAGGTACGGCGGCAATGGGCGGTCTTATAAACTCGTTAAAAGAAACCGCTGACCGAATCGGTAAGCTATCGACGGGCTTAAATATGTCGGTCGAGTCCATCCAAAAATTTCAATTAGCCGCACAACTCGGCGGCGTTTCTACGGAAAATTTCAACAAAGGAATGCAAAAGCTTTCCCGCTCATTAGGGCAAGCGATGGACGGGAATAAAACGCTGATTCGCGCCTTTAATAATCTGGGCGTTGCGTTTACCGATGCCGAAGGGCAAGCGGTTCCGATGGAAGAATTGATCAAGCGCGTCGCGGATGGTTTTCAGCGCATCAAGGGAACGGGACGCGAAGCCTCCGCCGCGGCTGATCTATTCGGACGCGCTGGCGTTGATATGTTGCCAATGTTAACCGCAGGACGCGAAGGACTCGAAGGTATGGGAGCGCAACTTGAGTTCGTTGGCGGCGTAATGAGCAAAAACACCATTCGCGAAACCGAAAAGCTGAATGATCGATTTACGATTTTAAAACAATCCGCAAACGGCGTTCTCGGTTCGTTTGTTGAAGTCATAAATGATGGACTCGATCCGTTTTTTGAGGAAGTCGAAAACGTCGCAAAACCTTTGGATGAGCAGATCAAGCTCATTCAAAAGGAGATCAACGAATTATTTAAACAGAAAAAAGCGCTAAAAGAATCGAACAAAGAGCAAGGATTTTTTTCGTCTTTGCTAGGCGATTCTAATGAAGAAATAAAAGAGCAAAAGCAGGAATTACAAAAACAGATCGACGAACTCGCAAAGCAACGAACAGCGCTTAAAGATCAAAAAAAAGCGATTGACGATGCGCGGATCGCGCAAGAGAAGCAAGTTCAGGCGCAAAAAGACGCGCTCGCATTAAAAGAAAAAGAAGAGGAAGCGGCTAAATCGGCAATCGAAGCAAAAAAGGAAGCGGCAGAAGCAGCAAAGGCGCGAGCGCAAGCGCACAAAGAAGAAATCCAAATGATCAAAGAGCTTGATCGCGAATACGAGATCGCCGCGCAGAAAATGACCGCTGAAAAAGGACAAGCGCACCAAGACGAGATTGATTTAATCGCCGAGCTTGATTTCGAATATGAAAAAGCCGCGCAAAAGCAAATGAAGATTGCAAAAGAAAAAGCCGATTACGAAGTCAAAATGCAAAAGCAAGCGGCGGTTGCGAGTTTGCAAACAATCGAAAGCATGGCTTCAGGCGTTAAGGATGAATCAATTGAACTTTTCCGATTGTATCAGGCCGCGGCGATATCAAACACGACGATGAGTACCCACGAAGCCGCGACCAAAGCGCTTACCGCGGGGCCGATCTTAGGTCCAATTTTAGCGGGAACAATTTACGCTTTAGGTATGGCGAATGTCCGAAAAATTGCGAACGAATCTCCGCCGCAAAGATACCTCGGCGGCGATGTAAATGCTGGAAATACCTATCTCGTAGGTGAACGCGGTCCTGAATTGCTAACGATGGGCCGGAAAGGCGGATCAATTACGCCAAACGATAAAATGCAAAAGCCGACTCACGTTGCTATCTACATTAACGCGGTCGATGCGCGTGGGATCGATGCGCTATTGCAGGAACGAAAGAACACCTTGATTGGGATAATCAATCAAGGTCTGAACAAGCAAACGCGCAGAGCAATATGAGCGGAGCGCTTCCGACATCACCCGCATTTGCGGATCTAAAAATCCAATCGTATCAACCAACGATTGTGCAAAGAGCAATCAGCGGACGACGACAAGCGCGTCAGATAGGCGGTCAGTATTTTAAGCTATTCGCATCTTACGCGCCAATGAAACGCTCCGACTTTGCGCCGATCCACGCGTTTATCATTAAGCAACGCGGACAATTCGACACGTTTACGGTAACGCCGCCAATCGTTTCTAGCGCTCAAGGCGTAGGCGGCGGAACGCCTTTGATCAATGGCGCAAGCCAAACGGGTCGCTCGGTCGTTTCCGATGGTTGGCCCACGGGCGCAACGCTTACCGTTTTAAAAGCGGGAGACTTCATAAAGTTTGCGAATCATACAAAGGTTTACATGGTCACCGCGGATGCGACTTGTGATACGTCAGGAAACGCGACGATCAGCATTGAACCTGAACTTCAAACCTCGCCAGCAAACGACACCGCAATCACTTACAACTCGGTTCCGTTTACGGTTTATTGCTCGCAGGGAAACATGATTGAATACGAGACGGGCGCGGCGGGAGTCTTTGCTTTTGAAATTGAATTTTGCGAGGCGTTCTAAATGAGCCGCGGACTTTCAACGGATATTCAAAACGCGCTTGCGAGCGGTAAATTCGGGATCGCGTCGCTATTAAAACTTTCGTTGAATACGACTTATTATCTGACGAATCATCAAAAAAATATCGTCTTTGATTCTGCGACTTATCAACCGCTCGGATATATCGTCAACCTCGATGATATCGTCGAACAATCAAACATGAATACGGGCGCAATCTCGATTACGTTATCCGCGGCAACGACGACAATCATGACCGATCTTTTCACAAACGGGCATATTGATAAAAACGTGAATCTTTATCTCGCTTTAATCAACGATTCAGGCGCGGTGATTGATGCACCTTTCGAAATATATGCGGGAACGATTTCGTCTTTGAAATACACCGAAAGCGCGACGAATTCATCGATCAGATTGACGGTTGCAAATCAATGGTCGCACCTTGAGCAATATTCGGGGCGAAGACTTACCGACGATTCGCAACAACGAGTATTCGATGGAGACAAATCGTTTTCGTTACGATCCCAAGTCGGCAAAAAGTTGACTTGGGGTATCCAATGATTAGAAAGCTTGAAATAAGGGAGATTCGCGAGCGATGGGAAGAATTCAGAAGGTACGCAAAAAAAGCGAATCTTTGGGGCGAAAATTTTGAGTTTTGTTTATCAGAATATCTTTTATATGTACGGCAAGACAAGGCGCATATTTGGATTTGCTCAGACAAAAAACAAGAAATGTTTTTTGTAATGACAATACTGGAAACGAAACCGATATCCCGCGAAACCATTTTACGTTGGGTTTGTGTTTCCGCGATCCAAGAGCAAGCAAGCAAAGTTGATTTAAAAACGCTTTGGAAAGACGCTTTCGATAAAATCGTCAGGTTTGCACAAATGCACAAAGCAAATGCGATTAAATACGATTCAAACGGAAATCGCTGGTTTCGAATGATTGATTCATTTGGCTACAAACAAAAAACGACAAAAACGGTTTTGATCAATGGGTGAGCAAATAATCGAAGTCGTTGAAACGATATCCGAACCGTTTGTCGATGCGGCTGAGGACGCACTTGGCTTACCAGAGGATTCGCTTGACGTAGACGAAACGGATGTTGGCCCCACGGTTATCGGCGCTGGCGAAATCCTTACCGATAACGCCGAAAATCTTTTTGATTCGTCAACGAATATCATTGACGCGCAAACGTCAAGCGGTGCGGCAAATATTACGTTCAATCCCTATACGCCCCAGCTTGCAAGTTTGCCGATTATATACGGGACGCGACGAACAGAAGGTTCGCTTGTTCTGCAAGAGACAAACGCAAACCCTGGAAAGTATTTATATCGCTTTTACGCACTATCTGACGGTGAGTGCGGAAGCGTGACCGTAACGACCGAACCCGCGAGCGCGTCAAGCTCGGACAACGTATCGAGCGGAATCTATAAGACGAAAACTTTTCTTGGAGCGGACGCGGGAATGCAAGCAAGTTTGCCATCGGGCGATAGTTGGGTAAACGACCCGCCGTCATGGGGAACCGACTTTGCTTTTAAAGGCGTTTGCGCGGCGATGTTTCGTTTTGAGTATAATAAAACTGATATGGCACGCGCTCCGAAAGTGTTTTTTACCGTTTCAGGGCGAACGCTTACAGGGAACGATGACAATCCCGCAAACATCGCAAAAGATTACTTGACGAATACGCGTTACGGCGCGGGGATCTCATCGAGTTTGATTGATACGACTTCGTTTGATGCGGTGCGCGATTATTGCGATGAAACTGATTCCGGTGGAAATAAGCGCTTTACTTGTAATGTGATTTTGTCACCGCAAAACCGTGTGATCGATAACGTCAAAATTATATTGACCTCGTTTCTTGGTCAACTCCATTACGTTCAAGGGAAATACTATTTGCACGCCGACAAGGAGTTTTCAGGAACTCCGGTCGTCGCATACGATACAACAAAAATTATTGGCGGGTTATCGGTGCAAAACGCTTCTAAAAACTCGCGTTTCAATCAATGTATAGCGACTTTTTTTGATCCCGATCAAGACTACAAAGCAACCGAGGTGACATGGCCCGATCCGAATAACGAATCGTCAACGCTTTCAACGTATCTGACCGAAGACAATAATCTTCCGTTGATTAAGAGGATCAATCTTCCAGGCGTTACAAATTTTCAGCAAGCGCGTTATATCGCATCAATCGTCGTTCGTCAATCGCGATCAAGCATCATGGTATCGATGAACACGACCGCGGAAAGCGGCAACGTGATTCCTGGAGATATCGTGACGCTTACATGGTCGCCTTTATCATATACAAATAAAGAGTTTCGAGTTCGCGAGGTTTCGATCAACCCGAACGGCGGGATGAAAATAAAAGCGATTGAGCATAATGACGCAAATTATACTCGATCCATCGGGACCGCTCACGCGACACCGACAACCATCACCGTCCGTGATCCATCGGTAATCTCGGCGGTGACGGGATTGACTGCGACCGAAACGCTTTACTTTACTCGCGAGGGCGCTGGCGTTAAATCAAAAGTCACGCTGAACTGGAACGATATCAGCGACAACTTTTTAGCGGCTTACGAGGTATCATTTAAATTATCTAGCGCATCGGAGTTTGAGGTCGTTGGCGATACATTAGAAACGACCATTGAAGTTCTTGATATTGGAGTCGGTGCTTTCGATTTTCGCGTCGTATCACGCGCCATTGAAGGCGCAAAATCAACCGCGTCCACGGTATCGCTTACAACAACAGGACTTGATGCGGTTCCGTCTCCGGTAACAGGTTTGTTTGCAAACTCACTTGGAACAATGGCGCTTGTACAATGGGATTTATCAACGGATCTCGATGTCATTCAGGGCGGATATTATTCGATCAAACATTCGGTTGATTCGGCGGCGAGTTCATGGTCGCAAGGCGTTCCGTTGATCAATAATGTCGCAGGCCATCAGACTAGCGCAATTGTTCCGCTTTTAGCGGGAACGTATATGATCAGAGCGCATGATTCGAGCGGTCAAGCTTCGCTTGCGACATTTGTCCAATCGTCGGGAATTTCATTGACGCCGCTTGAAACCGACGCGCAAATCACAGAAGAAACCTCGTTTTCAGGCACAAAAAACAAAGTCGAAGCGATTGACGATATTTTGAAAATCGTTTCTGAAGACCAAATCGATTCTATAAGCAATTTTGACAATATTGAGCGATTTGACGCACTTGGCGGGATATATAACACCTCAAGCGCAGGATATTCCACAAACAAACCGCAATATGATTTTGCGAATACGATGGATCTCGGAAGCGTAAAAACGGTTCGATTGAGGTCATTTATAAAAACGATTTCTGAAAGCATTATTGATTTGATTGATTCGCGACCTGGAAACGTCGATTCCTATACGGATTGGGACGACACCGAATTCGACAAAACGTCGATCCGAATTCAAGTGCGATCAACAAACGATAATCCGAGCGGTTCGCCGTCTTATGGAGAATTTACGGATTTTTACGCGGAAGAACGATCAGCGCGTGCGCATCAATTCCGCATTTTTCCTGAAACAACCGATTCCGAATACAATATAAAAGTACAAAATCTACAAATATTTGCAGAAACCCTAGCGAGTTAAAAAATGAGTCAACACGATTACGTCATCGATAACGCATCAGGCGCAACGGTTCGCGCCGATATCAATAGCGCGTTAGGCGCAATACAATCTCTAAACTCTGGAACGTCGGCGCCTTCGTCAACGGCGGCGGGAATGCTTTGGCTCGACACGACGGGCGGAGCGCCTTACGCGTTAAAGGTCAGGGACGCAGGGAACAATCATTGGTTAACGCTTGCAAGCATTACCGATCCTGGAAGTGATGGGAATCTTGAAATTTTGCCTGGAAAAATCAATCTTCCTTCAAGTGGTGGGATTTATGAATCAGATGGATCAACTGAAATTCTAACGGAATCAAGTGGAGCGGTAACATTAAAAAATACAACTATAAATTCAAGTGTTGTGTTCCCTGCTGGAGGGACTGGTAATCCCATATCGGTTGCGGTTATTGCTGACGAAAAATCTGCTACAAGTGATGGAGGGACCACATCAACGGGTAGTTTCCTAACAAGGGATATTAACACTGAAATTAGCGATCCTGACGGAATTGTTTCAATATCGTCAAATCAATTTACTTTAGGTTCAGGGACGTATTTGATTAATTGGTCAGCAACAGCCCATATGTCGAATGAGCATCAAACTCAATTATATGACATTACTGGAAGCGGAATATTAGAGATGGGTACGGCAGAATACACCGCATCAGGTGTTAATGTAATGACGTCATCAAAAGGATCGTTTATTCATACGATCAGCTCTAATAATATATATGAAATTAGACACCGTGTTGCAACCGCAAAAGCCTCAAATGGTTTCGGAATTCCAGCCAATTTTGGTGAAAACATCATTTATCTCTTAGTTGTGATTTATAAATTAAAATAAATATGGCCTACGCAAAGATTGAAAATAAAATTGTCGTTTTTAAGACATACGAAGTAGACATGACATTAACAGAAATACCAGATAACGTCTGTTGTGGAATGATCCAAAATGAAGATGGGAGTTTCAGTAATCAACCAAAGCAGTTTAATGATGAAATGATTAAGTTAAGAGACAAAAGGAATAATCTTTTAGCAAAAACTGATTGGCGAGCAAGCTCCGATTTACAACTTTCCAAAAAATGGGCAAGTTATCGGCAATCTTTGCGAGATATAACGGAAGGTATTTCAAGTGTTTCTGATATAGAAGCGATTTCATGGCCGAAGGAACCCACATAATGGATCATCACCAACCATCCCAAACTGATTTGACAGATATACCAAATCGATTTGCAGACGTTTTATTGACTCAAGCAAGTTTGCTTGAGATGGTACTGTGCGGGATGCTTGTTGCGCTTGGTTGGTACATTCATTATGAAGGCAAATCCGCAAAGGGCGAACGCCAATTGAATCAAGAAAAATTCGAATCGCTTATTATTAGAACGCAAGATGCGACCGTCAAAATGGCATCTGACATATCAAACGTCTCAGCGCGTCTTGATAACATTGAACGCGAGCTTGAATCGCAAAAAGACTTTATCTTTGCAAACCTGAGAAAATAATGATCGCAACACTCGCACCCGTAATCGCGGGAACCGTAAAAACTATGGCGCTTTCTTTCTTGAGCGAAAAACTACTAATCAAAGTAGTTTTTTTGCTCCTTGAAAAACTCGTTAAATCGACTGAAAACGACCTCGACGACAAGATTCTCGCCGAGTATCAAAAGTCGATGAGCGGGAAACTGTGATTCGGTCACGCTTATATTACGACGAACATTTATCGCTACGGCGGGGGCGCTCATGCTTGACATGATCACGCCTAACTTTAGCCGCGCCGAAATGCAATGTAAGTGCGGTTGCGGTCTTTCGCATATGGACGACGAGTTTATGCGAATGCTTCAGCTATTGCGCGACAAACTTGGACCGCTCCCGATTACTTCAGGCGCAAGGTGCGAAGAACATAACAAACGCGAAGGCGGATATCCAAAAAGCGCTCATCTCCAATCGAAGGCCGCGGATATTCGTATTTACGGACCGCGAGCGCTCGCCTTAGTCGAGGAAGCGCGTCGAATCGGATTCTCGGGAGTCGGGATCTCGCAGAAAGGCGATCACGGCAAGCGCTTCATCCATCTTGATACTCTGCCACGCGCCGCGATTTGGTCGTATTGATCAAGCCGAGTTCGTAATCGCGCAATATATTGCGGATTTGCGGACCGTGAAGAATCCCGCCAGCGCGTGAACGAAAACCCTCGTCGTTCACGATCTTTGCAATCCTATATAATGAAAGATTTTGTTTCGATAACTCGATAACGCGCTTTGCAAGTTTTGGTTGTTTCTCGCTTAATCGTGGCGATCCTTCGATCCGTATCTTTCCTTTACGATCAACTGTTTTAATAACCTTTCCGTTTCGCTTTCCTGTTTGCCGTTGCAGATCGCGTCCCGCTTTCATCCGACGCGTTAACGTGGAACGCTCAAGCTCAGAAAACACGCCTTGCATTTGAACCATGGCTTTCCGCATTGGATCATCGTAGATTGCGCGTGAAATATTCTCGCCCGTATTTGCGGAATATAAATCGATTTTCTTGGACGCGATAAACGTGGCTAATTGCATTTGAAGTAATAGTTCACGCGCCAGCCGCGTCATATCTTCAATAATTATAATTTTAATATCGTGCGCGTCCGTATAGGCAATCATCTCGGAAAATGCGGGGCGTTTCTCGACAACTCCGGAAATCCCTTTTTCCGTAAAAATGCGTTTAAGAGTAAACTTTTTTTTTCGTGCAAAATTTTTAATTTGAGTAGATTGCCGACCGAGACCAGTACCGTTTATTTGATCACGGGACGAAACGCGCCTATAACCAAGCGCATTCATTGAGGGAAAATCTTCTGCGTTTTCTAAATTACTAGAATATGACATCACATAAAATCAAGCACTTGCAATATTTTTTTATTTTTTGCTTTACAAGTACAAATAATAAATGTATTTTTCTTTTGCAAGCTCATTCAACGCATTTGCAAAAGATTTCATGGAAGAGAACCAAGCGCCATTGACGGCGCAATCCCGATCAAGCGATCTGTTTAGCGACTCCAACGCGGAGATTCTGAACACGACTCAAGCCGCGAGTATCTGCGGCGTTTCATATCACAAATTTTTACGCGAGTTTGGACAGATTCCGTATTCGTTCGTCTATCCAGGCGGACCGCGCATTTATATGCGCTCAGAGGTTCGCGCATTCATCGAGGGCAAGAACAAATGAGAGACGACGTTGCGAAACGCTTTGACGCGTGGATCGATCCCGTTGGATGCGATGCCAATTACAAGGGATCGCATCCCGATCTCGACATATACCCGCGTCCCGATCCCGATATCGCATGGAAACGCTTTTGCGAGCAATGGGAGAAATGGTGCAAATTGCAACCGTTGACGCTAGGAAAATGAATGGTAGAGCAACTCGAACTCATATCGATTTGTTCAGCGGAATCGGCGGATTCGCCCTCGCGTGTATGTGGCTCCGAATCCAAACCATCGCATTCTGTGAGATCGAAAAATACGCCCAGCGAGTCCTCAGAAAAAACTTCCCAGGAATTAGGATATTCGAAGACGTTCGGCAATTTCCAGCAACTCAATTTCGCGAGCCTTTCCTGCTTACCGGAGGATACCCGTGCCAGCCTTTCAGCCAAGCCGGGAAGCGCCGAGGCGCGGAAGATGACCGCCACCTCTGGCCTTCGATGTTTGCAATTATCCGAACATCAAGGCCGAATTGGATACTCGCTGAAAATGTTGCTGGACACGTTACGTTGGGGCTCGACCAAGTGCTTGCTGACTTGGAAAGCGAAGACTACGCCGTCCAATCGATTATTGTTCCAGCTTGCGCCGTGGACGCCCCGCACCGACGAGATCGAGTCTGGATTATTGCCAACGCCGAGAACAAGCGAGGTTGCCGCAAAAATGAATATGAAGAATGTTTTAAACAGGATCGCGAAGAGTGGTTTCAAGGGAAACCTAGAAGAGATAGTAGCCTTAAATTTGTTCCCGACTCCTACAACGCAAGACGCGTCAAACAATGGCGGAGCGAGTCAGTACAATCGGAACTCGTTACCGCTGAATGCGGAAATAGGTGGAGCGCTGAACCCAACGTTCGTCGAGTGGCTCATGGGATACCCAATCGGGTGGACCGACTGCGCGGACTTGGAAACGCCATCGTCCCTCAAGTCGCATACGA